CCTGCAGCGGCGGGTAGCTGAGTTGAAACGTGATGACTCTCTGGTGGTAGAGTACGGCATCACAGTTGATCACAAGAAGTATGATGCCGAGGTGGTGCGCAAGTTCCACGAGGTCGGGGCTCATCAGGTGAGCAACCTACCTGACTCAGTGACCCGGCTAATCACCCCTGCGGGCTCATGTAACTCGCTGACCTCAATCATGCTCGGGCTCAGCCGCGACCCTAAGAACGTTCAAGAGCTGTTCACCATCGGCATCGGGCCAGACAAGCGGCCTTGGATGCTAGAGCGTTTGGCGCTCATGGGGGTTGACGTGTTCAACTTGCCATTTGAATGGAAACATCACAGCCTGCATGACACCGGGTACTCCAAGTACAGCGACCACTTTAAGGGTGAAAATTACGACGGTATCGACTTTCACCCGACCTACGAGGGTAAGATGTGGCGTTGGCTGAATGCTCAAAACGTGTTGGGCAATGTGCTACCTAAAAATGACTCTACGGCTTTCTGGATTGTAGGCTCCGCGCCTAAGCTGGAAGTTGTGCAGCCTTTCTTCACAACTAAGGGTTCATGATGACTGAATACTGCTGCTATTGCGGAGAAGAGCGGGGTGATAAGCTCGGCTGCTGCCAGGAAAATCACTTCGTTCCGTTTGAGGACTTAGACGACGATATGCAAAAAGACATATTAGAGAATATTCAAGATGAATAAAGACTACCGCCTTAAAGAACATCGTATGGAGTACTTCACAGCTCTGTACCGTATGAACCTTGAGCACAAGGTAATGCCTGGGCTGGTGTATTTGTACCTGCCTGAGTTGGCTGAGCGCCTGGGCTGGGACGAGGAACAGAAGTTGTGGTTCGCTACGATTAACGGGTGTACGCAGAACCCTATAACGTCACTGCGTATCTTCAACAAGTACCCCGAGATTCCCAGCGCCGGGCCTAAGTGGATGGCCATGGACGAGTGGTTCAATGCTGAGTGGGCTGAACTACAGTTTGACAGCGACCGGCTTAAGAACAAGCGCAACACCGTCAAAGCCTTGCACAGCTACAGCAAGCTGGTGCGGGCTGCGGGTTCACAGGTCGCGCTCTGGGCGGGCAAGAGCTACAAAGAATGTTGGGCCACTGCCAATTCAATCTTCAGCTTTGGTCGCCTGTCTACGTTCAGCTACCTCGAGTATGTGCTAATCATGGGTCACGGGGCCAAGTGTGACGACTTGATGTTTGAAGACTTCGACGGCTCACGCTCACACCGTAACGGGGCGTTGTTCCTGCAAGGGTTGGACAATCTAGTTTACGACAAGAGAGCTGGCAACACGTTTGATGGCAAGTATGAAGACATGAAGACCATGTGTAACTGGTTGAGCTTCAAGTCAGATGAGGTGCTGGCTACAATTGATCACCCTGACGCCGGGTACTTCACCCTGGAGAGCCAGTACTGCCAGTTCAAGAACGGGTTCTTCAAACGTCGCTACCCTGGAGTTTATGCTGACATGGCGCAAGAGCGGATTGACTGGTATGACGCCCTGGGGTTTAAAAAAGACACAGAGGTGTTCAAAGACATGAGAACTGAATGCCTGCCCGACTGGCTGCGGGTAGAGTGCGAGATTAAACCGTTAGCCCGCCCCAAGCGTGCTGCTATGTTTATGGATGACGGTATCCCTAACCGTGCAAATTACTTTTTAACACTTGGAGAATAAAATGAATTCAGTAGAACATGCCGCCGCTTTCCCTGATCCTATCGGAGCTGACCCGTCTTTTCACAGTGACTACGACGGCGGGATGAGGCTCAAAGAATACGCAGCCGTGAATTTGAAAGTGCCTAACAGCGGTACGGATTGGCTTGACTTTTTAATTGACGAATCTAGACGAAATGAGCTCGCAGCGCGGGCTATGCAAGCCTTGATGACAGCCCACCCTGAGCGCGGTATTTATGACATAGCTCGTCAGGCTCATGCTCAAGCTGACGCGATGATTGAGTTTGACAAATGACACACGCCATTTTGCGAGTAGCCGGTACGTTCGGCTCAGGTAAGACCACCGTAGCTCGCGAATTTATGACCCGTTACCCCACCCAAGAGCTGCTCAGCTCTGCGGGCCGGGTGATGGGTTATAAGATTGAGGCCGGTCTCGCGGCTCCGGTGTTCCTACTCGGCTCTTACCGCAACGTGTGTGGCGGATGTGACGGCATACCCACCCAGCAAGACATAGCCGAGCGTATCCTCAAAGCGCACACCCTAGGCCATGTGCTATATGAGGGGGCGCTGGTCTCTGCGAGCGGTTTAGGCGGGGCGGTTACACAGGCTATTCACCCTACCGGGTGTGACGTTTATGCGTTCCTGACCACTCCGCAAGACCTCTGCGTAGAGCGTGTAATCGGTCGCCGGGCCGCCGCCGGCAACGAGAAAGAGTTCGACCCTAAGAACCTGGTAGCCAAGTTTGAGAGCGTATGGGCGTGTTACAAGAACCTGAAAGCTGAGGGCTCTTACGACGTGCGTCTGCTGAATTACGAAAACCCGCACCCGGTTCTGATGAACATATTTGATGAGTTTGACAATGCCTAAGATGCTACACAGAAACCCTTACCCCCGTCCTGACGCTAACACCGTCTGTACGTGGGAGGGGTATTTATATTTTGTTTACGAGCGCGAAGCCATGCGGGTTGCTCGTGAGAATAACTACTCTGGCGTGTTGACGAATGACCCGATACTGCTGAAGTATCGGTTCACCAATATTCGTCGCAAACACGACCGGGCTTCCCAGTGGGTCATAAACAAGCTCATCCGACCTAACAGCAATCGGGCTGATCTCTGGTTCACGCTGCTGATAGCTCGTCTTGTCAACTGGCCCCCCACCTTGCAGGCGCTCCTGGACGCTGAGGTCATACCGTGTCGCCCTGAAGACTTCGACCCTGTCAAGTTCTCAGCGGTGTTGGAACAGCAAAAAGCTCGGGGGTTCAAAGTGTACGGCGCGGCCTACATGGTGTACCCGACTATGATGAACCCCGGCGGTGTAAAGTCTGAGAGCATCGCTAAGTACATAATCGGAGATGCGGTGCTGCGGGCTGATGACATAAAAAAGGCGCTTTGGGGTGAAGAGCCTAACCTTGAGAACGCCGTGCACGCTTTGGCCCACTGTTACGGGGTGAGCACGTTCATCGCCGGGCAAGTAGCGGCTGACTTGACGTATGATTGCGGGCACCTGGGCCACGCGGTTGACTTATACTCGTATGCTCCCAAAGGGCCGGGTAGCCAGCGCGGGTTGAGTTTGCTGCTAGCCCGGCCTATCAATCACATGTGGGTTCAATCTGAGTTCAATTCATCATTGATTCAAGCGTCTGAGTTGATTAAAGAAAAGCTCCACATACCGGGCTTGACTTTACACGACGTTCAGAATACAATGTGTGAGTACAGCAAGTACGTAAAGGCCGTGTTGGGCCAAGGCACCCCGAAGTCAACTTATAAAACAGAAACAGGATACTGAAAATGGAAATAATTGGACGCAATGTAAACGACACCCTTGAGGACGCTATCTGGCGTTTGAAGTCAGGTCAATACGAACCGGAGCCGTCCCGTAATGGGCGGGTGTTGGCCTTCCCTGAGCCGGTGATGACCACCTACTTGAAGCCTGAGGAGCGTGTGGTGTTTTCATCCATGCGTGACGCTAACCCTATCTTTCACCTGCTTGAGTCTATCTGGATGTTGGCCGGGCGGGAGGATGTGGCTTTCCTCAAACTCTTCAACGGTACCATCGGGCAGTTCAGCGATGACGGTGAAGTGTTCAACGCCGCCTACGGTAAACGCTGGCGCTCGCACTTTAAGTTTGACCAGCTGAGCGCGGTGATTGAAACCCTACGGAATGATCCCAAGAGCCGGCAGGCCGTCATCCAGATGTGGGATGCGTCGGACTTTAACAAACTCACAAAAGACAAAGCCTGCAACATGTCGATAGTGTTTGATTGCCGGGGCGGCAAGTTGAACATGACCGTTATGAACCGCAGCAACGACCTCTGGTGGGGTGCATACGGGGCCAATGCGGTGCATATGAGCTTCCTGCAGGAGTTTGTAGCTCATGCGGTTGGCGTGCCTATCGGTGTGTACCGCCAGTTCAGCAATAACCTTCATCTGTACCTCGATGTGTACGACGGGCAGAGTATTGTTGACAACCCTATGCCGCTGTCAAACTGCAATTACTACCGTATGAATGTTGTGTCCGCTCTGCCTATCATGCTGAACGCTGACTACAAGAGCTTCCTGCGTGACTGTGAGAAGTTTTGCGATAACCCGTTCAGCCACGTAGCTGAGTACACTCACCCGTTCTTTCTGGCGGTGGCTCATCCCATGGCCATGGTCAGCCGTGTGCGCAAAGCTGATGGCGGTACGGGTAGAGGCTGGGCCGCTCGCATTCAAGCCTCAGACTGGCGCCTAGCGGCGCTGGAATGGATTGACCGCCGTGAATTGAAAAAGCAATCGCTGCCGGCTTAGCCATTGGAAAATACAATCGGGGCTCAAATCTCGATTGTTAAAAATACTGAGCTAAAATTCAGTCACTGGCTTAAACGGCTCAGTAAATAACTTTATAACTTGGGAATTATATGAAAATCACTATTCGCTTAACAACTCAATACGGAGCACAAGTCATCGTGCCCGTTTGCCAGACCGCTCGCCAATTGGCTGAGCTGGCGGGAACTAAGAACCTTACCGCCCAGGCCGTCAAATTGATCAAGGCTCTCGGTTACACCGTTTGCGTTGAACAGACTCTTCCCTTGACCCTGTAATATTAAAGGGTTATTATGAAAAAGTCTCTTGAATTCTTTCAACTCGGCTCAGAGGTCGTACGCTACCACACCGTGACCACGTTAGTCAAAGAAACCGTAGGGCATCACTCACACGGTGTGGCCATGATGTGTTTGTTCCTTGAGCCCACTGCTAGCCATAGATTGCTCATCTCAGCTTTGACACATGACCTAGCTGAGCACGTGACTGGTGACATCCCCAGCCCCGCCAAGCGTCTTTACTGCATAGGTGATCAGGTGTCTCACCTTGAGCACGAGCTGATTGTGGGGGCGGGGTTACCTAATATATTTCTGAATGAAGGGGAGCGTCGGGTTCTCAAGCTGGCTGACATCGCGCAGGGTGCGTTGTTCTGCTCACGTGAGATCTCACTCGGCAACCGCAACATGGTCAAGGTTTTTGACCGCTACTTGTCGTACGCTGAAGAGCTCAACCCTGTTGGGCGCGAGCGTGAACTGTTTAACATTATTGAGGAGATGGCAAAATGAGCGCAAATTCTATTCAGGTCGGTGGTTCGCATTACAAGGTGGTAACGGGGCGTCAGCACTGGGACTTGGTTGATGACTTCAATGTGGGTTACCTTGAGGCGGGCGCTACCAAGTACCTCACTCGATGGCGCGGTAAGGACGGTATTAAAGACCTACGCAAAGCGGCGCACTTCCTGCAAAAGCTTTACGAGAAGCGCGCACTTATGAACTTCCAGCAGCAGACGGCGCGTATGCCCCAGGTGCCTAAAGTGGTGATACAGCAATACGTAGAGGATAACCAATGCGGCGAGGCTGAGTCTTACCTGATAGCTTTGATTTTGACTTGGCAGTCTACGGGTACTATTGACCTCGCTCGTAAGCTGGTGCAAGAACTCATCGTTGCTGAAGAGGGCGCAGAGCCTTCATCATCTTACGTCAACCAGGACTAACATGTCAACCCACGTATTTGACTCTGAGACCCTGCCCAACTATACGTTGTTCAGGTTCAAGGACATAGAGACCGGTGAGCGCCACGGCTTTGTTCGTTCAGAGCCGGATGCGCCACAGCGCCTGCGGGCGTTCGTGTCACAGCCTGACACCACGCTCATCGGGTTCAACAACAAGTCTTTTGACGATGTCATACTCGCAGCGTTCATAGCCGGGCGCACCGAGATGGAGATTAAGCGCATCGCTAATGACGTAATCGAAAACCGACTCGCCCCCTGGGTGGCGCTGCGCAAGTACAGTTTGAACGCGGTGAGCGTTGACACAATAGACTTGATTGAGGTAGCGCCCTCATTCGTAGGTCTCAAGGCTTACGGCGCTCGGCTACATATGCCGCTGCTGCAAGACATGCCTATTCACCATGCAGAGTTCATCACGGCTGAGCAGGAACCTATCGTTGAGTCGTATTGCGACAATGACTGCGACAC